ACACTTCGGTGGAGATTATTTTAGTAAATACAGTGGTAATCTTCAAAAAGAAACAGCTTCTAATTGGAGAGAAGAAATAAAGGATTTAATCAGATCAATCAACCAAAATAATTCAAATGATCCAAATGTATATAACGCAAGAGTTTATGCAGATTTGTCTTATCATGATTTTGCATTAAGTTATAAAAATAATAAAATCCCACTGTTTTCGGATAAAAAAACAACAGAAAAATATTTTCAAGATTTGAATGATTTATTAAATGATGATAAATACAAAAATTATATTTTATTTGGAACCGATGCTTCAATGATAAGCCATACGTGGACTGAAAAAGAGTATATTGAGCCATTTAATAATCCAGCATATCTTTCTTTGATTCATCAAGATTTGATTTTTAATGCAAACCCTGTTTCTTTTTTGTTTAATAAAAATAAAATACCGCAGAATTATATTGATATTGTTTCTGATAAAGTTTACAATCCAAAACCAGCATGGATTATTGAACAGAGTGACAATTATTATATTGTATCAGATAATCTGAACCTACCGGTTTTAACAAAATAAAATTCATAATATTAAGTTGAAGGAGTGCATTCTAATGAAATCTAGTGCTAATTGTTATAAATTAATTAAACATTATGAAGGTTGCGAATTAAATGCTTATTTATGTCCGTCAGATAAGCTTACTATAGGATACGGCCATATAAATGACGTCACAAAGGGCGAAATCATAACGCAGGAGCAGGCAGATAACTTTTTTTTACAGGATATAATTAACTTTGAAACAATTGTTAATAATCTTGTGAAGGTAAAACTAAGTCAAAATCAATTCGATGCTCTTGTTTCATTTGTTTTTAATGTAGGAAGAGGAAGTTTTGAAACATCAACATTATTGAATTTGCTTAATAAGGGTGATTATAATGATATTCCTGCGCAATTGCTTAGATGGGATAAAGATTCCAAAGGTTCTATTCTTGATGGCTTAGAAAAACGAAGGAAGTCTGAATCTATTTTATGGACAACAGGAAATCTAAGCTTGTTTTAATTGAGCTTGCCCCAATTTTTGGACTTTTTAGAAGTTAAATACATTAATTAGTACAGAAATATATATTTCTGTACTAATTAATGTGAATTTTACAACTTGATTGCAAAATGGGTGAATATCATATAAAGCTTTAATGATTTTATCTAAAATGCAATTGTGTTCTAAAGTAAACTTAGACAAGCTTTTAGCACTATCTGCAAGACTTGTATGCTAACATCATCTACTGTTAGACGATAATACAGGAGATATAGTTATGCAAAAGCTTGAATTTAAGACTTTTATCAATGGAGCAGGCAATGATTTAAAACTCGCAATTGATGATGTTATTGGAGCAATTAGCTTAATCCATGAAGATATGGAAAAACTAAAAATAAAAACATCAAAGCCTGATAGTATTATAGCCCAGGCACTCCTTGAATATATTGGAATGGAAGACGGCAGGGAAAAAGAAAATCTTAAAATCTTATGCGGAAATGAAATTCAGCAATATTTGGAATGGGTTGATGATTACTGCAAAGAATATCTTTGTTCGCAGGAAGACGCTTTAAATTTAATTATTGAAGGTAAAATATAGCTAAAATTCAATTAAATCCTTTACTTTTACTTTAAGAACCCTGCTTATCGTATAAAGCATTTTAATACTAGGGCTTTTTTCACCTCTCTCAGTACACTCAATATAATTTCTGGCAGTAGGAGTGACTAATCAATCTTTACCCATTTAATTTGATTTAAAGACTTTACTTTTTCTACAGTACGAGTGACTAATATTGTAATACTTATAAGGAGTAAAACAATGGTAACAACTATTGAAGACCTGCAATATTTATCAAGAGGAGAATTGATAAAAAAATGGAAAAAGCTTTTTAAAACTAATTCACCTCAACATGCAAGAAAAGATCTTCTAATAAAGCATATTGCCTGGAAAATGCAGGCAAAAGAAAATGGAGGTTATTCTAATAAAACACAAAAACAACTTGATAAATTTGCTGAGAAATTTATCAAAGGTAAAGAGACAAAAGATACTAGTCTAAAAGAAGAATCTACTCTTGAGATAAAAGCTGGAACTAGGTTAATACGAGAGTATAAAGGTAAAAAGCATGAAGTTATAAGTCTTGAGAAAGGTTTTAACTATAAAGATAAGGTATATAAAAGTTTATCAGCAATAGCAAACGAAATAACAGGAACAAGATGGAATGGTAAAGTATTTTTTGGTATAAAAAAATGAGCATAACTGACAAAAAAGTAATAAAATGTGCAATTTATACGAGAAAATCCTCAGAGGAAGGACTGGAACAGGATTTTAATTCACTTGATGCTCAAAGAGAAGCTTGCGAATCATACATAAAATCTCAACAGCACGAAGGCTGGGTTCTTGTTGAAAAACAGTATAATGATGGTGGCATTTCCGGTGGAACATTGGAAAGACCTGCCGTTAAAGAACTGTTTAAAGATATTGAAGCAGGGGAGGTCAATATTGTTCTTGTTTACAAAGTTGACAGATTAACAAGATCATTGATGGATTTTGCGAAGATTGTCGAGCTTTTTGACAGAAATTCTGCATCATTTGTATCAATAACTCAGCAGTTTAATACAACGACCAGTATGGGGCGCTTAACGCTTAATGTGCTATTGTCATTTGCTCAGTTTGAAAGAGAAGTTACAGGAGAAAGAATTAGGGATAAAATAGCAGCATCAAAGAAAAAAGGTATTTGGATGAGCGGTGCAGCTCCTATTGGGTATGAGCTTAAATATCGGAAACTGTTAGTTGATAATAAGAACGCTCAAAAAGTAAAAATGATTTTTGAAAAATATTTGGAATTAAAAAATGTGCCGGATTTAATTCAATATTTGAGAGAAAACAATATTAAAACAAGAAATAACGTATTTTTTAAAAAAGGCGGGTTATACCATATTCTACAAAACAAAACATATATTGGCTTGATAACGCATAAAGATAAATCATACGAGGGGCAACATCAGTCCATAATTGACAATGCAGTATTTGAGGAAGCTCAAATACTGCTGATTAAAAATAGGATTTCAGAAAAATGTTCTATCGGCTCTAATAATCCATCTCTACTTGCTGGTAAGATTTTTGATGATAATGCAAATTATATGAGTCCAAGTCATAGTAATACAAGAAACCGAAAATACAGATATTATGTTAGTCAGGCGATTATTCAATTCAGAAGGAATGAAGCCGGATCTGTTTCAAAAATTCCGGCAGGTGAAATAGAAAGAGTTGTAATAGAAGAAATTAAGGCATTTTTGTTTAATATAAAAATTATTCAACAATATATTGAACATTATGATGTTCATAAGCAAAAAGAATTATTATTTGCAATTAACAGCTTATGCAAAGATACAAAAAGTAGACAAAATGATGTTTTTATCAGAACAGTTTTAAGTAAAGTAGTCTTGTATAAAGAAAAAGTTGAAATAACTCTTTGTAAAAATCAATTATTAAAAGCTTTAGATGCAGTAGCTTATAATATGCCTTTTTCTGAAGAACTAAAAGAGGAGACAAAAGAGCCAATATTTATCACAAAAAGTGTTCGGATATCTCAAACTTCAAAAAGAGGCAGTATATTAATTATTTCAGATTCAGTAAACCAGAAGGAAAATCATAATCCGCAACTAATCAAAGCTGTTATAAAAAGTTATTATTGGAATAATCTATTACTTTCCGGCGAAGTTACAAGTAGTATCGATATACAAAAAATGGAGAATTTGAGCGATAACAAAAATATTAAAAGAATTCTCAGGTTACGATTTCTGGCACCTGATATAGTAGAAGCAATTTTAAATGGGGTTCAACCACCTGATCTGAATGTTCAAAAACTAGTTTCTATTAATACACTTGATTGGAATGAACAAAAAAAATTATTAAATATCTAAAAAAAATTTTTTAAGTCGTTGATAAATTCAACGACTTTTTTTATTGCAAAAATTAAACGGGGGTCACCAAAATTACAAATAGAGAATTTTGCTAAAAATCCTGATAAAATTTGCTAAAATCTCCCCCTTTAAAGTTCTCTTTGATTTTATAACTGGTGATATTCCCCGTAGGTGTGGGGATTTTGGCACTAAAAAAGGGGTCTCTCTCCCCTGTATTGAATAAGAACTGGGCAATACAGGATTTGAACCTGTGACCCCTTGAATGTCGATCAAGTGCGCTACCAACTGCGCCAATTGCCCATATGTATTTAATTTATAAGTCGTGCTACTATTATTTGAATTTAGTCTAAGTGCTTCAATGCTTTCAGCGTTGACTTTAAGTTAGGTGATGACTATCACCAATTTGTAAACTTAAAATAGGCGACACCCAGATTTGAACTGGGGATAAGAGTTTTGCAGACTCCTGCCTTACCACTTGGCCATGTCGCCATAATATAAAACTCAATTTTTATATTATTACATCTATATAACTATTGTCAACACATATACAGTAAGCTCAAAAGTGTTGTTTTTATTGAGCTTACTGTATAATACAAAATTATTTAGCTTCTAAAATAGAAAAGATACAAAAGGCGACACCCAGATTTGAACTAGGGATCAGAGTTTTGCAGACTCCTGCCTTACCACTTGGCCATGTCGCCATTTGTAGCTTCAGTTATTAAGATAAAATATTTTGAATTTATGGTCAATACTAGTAGGGCATAGTTAATGGGATAATTCTGAAATCAATAATGCTTATATTAATTTACTTTAATATGTTATTATTATAATCATCAGTAAAATGTTTTATATATTTATATCATTTCTTTAAAAATTCTTAACTAAAGGGCAAAAAGTTTTTTCGTCTTTTTCCCCTCCACTATGAATAATGAATCCAAATAAATAAGACGAACAATTTTTT